TAAGGAGTCGTCGGCAGCGTCAGATGTGTATAAGAGACAGCGCAAATACAATATGATACCAAGCGGAAGTGTCCCTAAAAATAGACAATGTGCTTTCTGATGCTACAAAAGAACCGCCAATTTTTTGAATAAATGCAATTGAATATGGAAGTGTTCCTGCATCACTTGTCTTAAAACCAAAATGATCAAAATTATTTGAGTTTGATGATGCTCCAAAAAGAGTAAGTTGAGTTCCAGTGATTTCTATACCACTACGCTTAACCCAACCGCTCCAAGTCCATGTTTTTCTATTTCCAGCACTTGCTGGTGTTCTTGATAAAGAATCAGAACTCCCATCATCAAATCTTAATGAATTGTCTACTTCATAACCGCCAGTTGGAGAGTTGGATCCAAGTATTAGAGGCATTAGATTACCTCCTCAGGCCATTCTCCTAGGGGTCTTGTATAAACAGGATTTTCTTCGGTGCCTGTATTTGTATATTCGTATAAAGCTTTTAATGCATCAACATCAGCTGCGTTATTGATTGCTGTTTCCATTTCATTGGATTTCGTTCTCACCGCTGCTCGGTAAGTGGTAATCTCAGCTGGAACGGTGTAATCTGCAACTTCAGTTGCTTTAACAACATACCAGTCTGTCGGTGCTAAGAGTCCAGCAGCTTGTTGTTTAACAATTCTTTTCTTTTGTGTTTTTAATCCTTCAATAACAACTTGTACTCCATTTTCTAATACAGGGTTTCCATCTTCATCTACTGCATTAACATCATCTAATTGTTTAGCAGTAGCAGTTCCCCAAGATTCTGTAACTTGACCATTTGCAAATGCAATGGTTGAATTAGCATTATTGTAGTAAGCTGGGTCTTTGTAATTTGATTTATCAACAATAACTTCATAAAGTCCAATGGCTTCTTTTTTGGCTTTTGACCATCTTGTAAAAATAGAAGCAGGATATTGATTACCATTAAGTGTAAAACCTTTTGCATAATTAAAAGTTTTTACGATTTGATTATTTTGTACTAAAGCCCACATATCTTATCTCCTAACTTAATGTTAATCCTGTGTTTCTTCCCATTTCTAACCATTTAGATCCATTGTATCTAAATACAAAAACATCACCTTTTGATGCAGTTGTGGTTAATGTAGGTGCGGTATCATCTTTAAATTCATAATCAGCATTCCAAGTTGCCAATCTTGTTCCTGTTCCATCTTGCGCAACAAGTAAAGAAATAAATTGTCCTGTCACTCCGTTTGAAGCTGAAGCAATAACCACATCCGTTGTTAATGTTACTTTAGCTACAGGTTCAGATTGTGCATTCCAAGCAACATTGGTTCCAGATAAAGATAACGTTTGTTCTGGATTGTATGCAGCATCATTAAATTTAAAATATCCTGTTCCTTTAACTGAAAAATCAATTCCAACATTTGAATCTGAACCGTTTGCACTAAAACCCACATTGCTTCCAGTTGCAGCATTCGTCATTTCAAAATAATTAACCGCAGATGCTGTTTTTTGAAAAATTAAATGCTCGTTGTCTGAATCGTCTCGAATTCCTGTTGCATCATCAAATTGAATATCATAAGAATTAGCATCTAAATCTCCACCCAGTTGTGGTGAAGTATCATCAACCACAGCTGTTAATAATCCAGTATCAACAATATCAGTTCCATCTGAATAAAATATTCTAGTAGATTTATCTGCTGCTGCAAACGTGTAACCGGATCCTGATACGGTTTTAAATTCAACTGTAAAAGCACCTGTTGTATTATTTTTGATAATATAAGTTTTTTCAATTGAGTTTGGAATCGTTACAACTTGGTTTCCTGTAATCGTTCCTGTAAATTCTATAACTGCGTTTCTTGCATTTGAAATGGTTGCATCCGTCATTGCAAGTGCTGTTGTTTGTGCGCCTCCTGCAATGGATACCGCTTCATATCCACCAATCGCTTGATTAACTAAAGTTAAGTTTGTGTTTGTTTTTGCTCCCCAGACGCCAGAATCCTGGCCTGTCTCCATGAGCTCGATACCTAAATCTGTATAAGTAGATGCCATATTTTAAATCCTTTTATGCTACGTTAACTATGGTATAGCTCACACTTGTTCCAGTGTCAACTACCTCCCAATCTAATGTTTGTACTGATCCTATATTAGCTTGGAAAGAAATGCCAGTTAAATCTACAGTTCCTGAAGCATCAATTGTTACGGATCCTAAAGCTGCAGTTGCTTGTTGACCTGATGGTACAACAACAGATACCGCATCTACGGTTCCTAATGTTGCAGATAAACTAATTCCGATTAAATCAACTGTTGCCGTTCCTATTTCAATACTATTTCCAAGATTAATACTAGTAGAAAATCCATTTACATTAACTGGAGTATTTAAATCAATAACAACATCATCTAAATTAATTGTTAAATTTTCTCCGGTAATATCAATATTGGCTGTTGCAGTAATAGTAACGGAATCTAAGTTTGAAGTTATTTCTTGACCGGTAACATTGACAATCGTTCCTGCAAGAATTCCGACACTATTTACGGATGCCGTCATTTCAGTTTCAGCAGGAGCTGGAACTTGAATATTTCCATCCGCTGAAATTCCAACATTATCTAAAACTGCAGATAATGATATTCCTGTTAAATCAACAGATGCATTTCCAAATTGTGTTGTGTTACCAAGTGTAGAAGTTAATGTTTGTCCTGTAACATTAACGACTGCATTTCCTTGAACACTAACATTGTTTTGAGTAAGCGTTAATAATTCTCCAGTTAAAACTGGAGCAACATCAACATTAACAATAACGTTATCTAGTGTGGCCGATAAAGATATACCTGTGACGTCAACCGCAATAGGTTCTCCCCATGCGCCTTCACCCCAAGTCCCTCGACCCCATCCAGTAACGTTAGCCATAGGAGTTTAACTCCTATTAACCAGAGATTCTTAGAATCGCTGCTGTACTAGTTGGTGCTGGGAATTGAATTGTAAAAGTTCCGTCGGTTGCTGTTTTATCAGTTGTGAAATTTAAAACCGCAACAGCTGCATTCGTTACTGTAGCTGAAGTGTTATAAATTAAAGCTCCTCTTGCAGTCAAAGTCACAGATGTAAATGAAATATTATCAAAATCTACTCTTGCAACTCCAGCTGTAATTGAAGTTCCTGCATTAACTAATGTACCGCCTGTTGCTACGTATGATCCTGTGCTAGAAACTTCAGAGCCTGTTGTATAAGAAGTTGTGGCAGAGTTTAATGTAGCTGCAGAAGTGTACAAAGCTAATTTAAAAACATCTCCTCCAGATGATTTAAAGTTATGCTCACCTTCCAATAATTCTTTTTTGAAAGAGTTTGCAATTGCTTGTGTTATAGCCATGTTTTCTCCTTATCCTTGTTTTTGTATACGAGGAACACCACTTTGATATTCATCTCGTCTTCTTCTTCCCATTTGTTCTATTGTAAAGCCTTGCAGAGCTGTTTGATACTTTTGTTCATAAAGTTGCAACATATCTGCTGGACCTTTTAAAAAGCTAAATGCCTCTACCAGGCATGCATACAAAAGTCCGTTGGGAAAATACTTACTTAAGTATGATTGTGTATTACTAGCCGATAATTGAGGGGGTTTCAAGATATAATTTACTTGAATTGAATATGTATTATCGGGAATCGGGGCAAATGCGATGACGTCTTCGTACCAATTTGCATAATATCTAGGTAGTCCAGTCGCATTGGTATTATTATATTCTGAGATAAAACTCGTATCTCTTTTTTCTAAAAAGCTTCGATCCCCAGACAAGGATGTATCGGTTGAAGTAAAGACCTGTATAGATCTTACAATATTATATTCTTGAGGTAAATTAATAAATTTTTGACCTGCAATTAAATTAGCGGTTTGGTATTGTCTTTGATAATCTGCATCCGTATCTCTTTGGATTCTCCATTCCGCATCTTCTATAAATCCGTCAATAATGGTAGATGTTAAAACATTGGAATCAACTTCCGTATAATCTCTAATTTTTTGTACTAGTTCTGCATAAGTCATGGTGTTAATGTAGCTGGACCTGCGGTCACTAATGCTCCTCCAAATCTTCCTGATACCGTTGGTGTACTTCCTAAATTGAAAGTATAATTATCCGTACCTGTTACTGTTATACTAAATCCTGAAGCATTTTCAAACACTGTATAAGCTAATCCTCCAGGGCTTCCATCGACATTTCTAAAAACAACGGTATCACCTGTTGTTCTTCCATGTGAAGGTTCATAAACATTAATTGTAGAATTTCCTGATGTAATAATAAAAGGATTAGGTTGCAATAATGGATCGGTTTGAGGTTCCGTTCTTGCAGGTCTTGCATTTCTTAAACCTTGTGGATCTGCGGTATGCGGTTTAGGTTCAAGTTGTGGATGTTTGGCTTCAAATTCAGAAATATGAACTCTTGCACCATTCCATTCTCTAACCATTTCTTTATAAGGAAATTCCATACCTGATCGGTCAGATATAAACTTTGCATATTTTCCTGAAGCTGTATTAGACACTTGGATAATAAGTTTTCGGGGTTATGTAAGAACTTGATGACGACCCGTCTTCCGCCAAAGCTCTTTGGAATTCATCTTCGTATAATAATTTTAATTCTTGTGTTCGTTGTGGGGCAAATTTAACAGACAAATGATAAGCAAGACCAGAACACATGCAGGGAACAAAACGATAAGGAACATCAGCAGCATTAGTATAAGCGCCCACATCATCAATTCTTTTAACATAATAAAAATTTATAAAATTTCCTGCTTCTGTACTTCCAGGGGTAAGATACAACGTTATCGTAACTTTATCAATAAATCGTTGTACAAAATATTGTGTTGGTGTTCCTTCATCCGTTTTATTCGATAAAGACTGATACTCAGATCTAGAAATTTTAGTTAATGGAAAATCAACAGAAGACGAGTTTCTATAAACCGCTTCTAAAACATCATCCACACCATAAACTGCGGTTGCATCAGAAGTTCCATCTGATGTTGATCGATACATGGTATATTCAGATTGACCATCAACAAGGGTGATAGAATTATTTCCGACTTCCCAATAATGTAAACCTCGATTAGCCCATTCTTGAAATAAAATATTTAATGATCGTCTAGCCGATTTCATTTCTTGACCAGACATTGGTTGCTGGCCAATTCTTTCATAAGCTTCTTCTATAATTTCATCTATAGAAAAATTTTTATCAAAAACCGCTGTACCCGAAGTAGTGTTAGCCATGGAGCCTCCTACTTATCAATCATTAAAGTCGCAGTACAATTTGTGATAGCAGTTACATTTAAACCATTTCTAAATAACACACCATCTTCTGGAATGTTAAATGCGAAATCGTCATCCGCTCTAACTGTCGTTTGGAATAATGATGTTGCATCTCCAACTTCAGTTAAAGTAATAGAACCATTTGCTGAAGAAGTATTAGAGTTCATAATAATTCCTCTAAGTCTAGTTGCTCCTGCAAAGACAGTTCCAGTTGTAGTTGCTACGACTGCTTTTACATCTGATTTCATACTCATTAAAATCTCCTTAAGTTAGGAGCTCCCGAAGGAGCTCCAAAATAATTATCCACCTACAACATCAGTTCCTGGTGCATTTAATTGTTTCCAAGTTGTTCCATTTGAAAACGCATAACCAGATACATTGGATGCAGTTAGATTTGAAACGTAAATCATTACACCTTCATTAGCCGTTGCTAATAAAGTGTTAGAACCATCAGTGATAGTCGTTACGTTCGTTACTGAAAATGCAGTTGTACCACCTTGTTGAGTGTCACCTGCGTTTACATTAGGTCCACCGATAAAACCTCTTAATGAAGTCACCGGACCTGTAAATGTAGTGTTTGCCATAGTGTTATCCTCCTAATTACATTGGTACAGTCTTTAGGCCGTCGACTATACGCGTCCATACCAATTTTATGTATAGTGGTTATTTTATATCGTAGATTATTAAGAAGTGCAAGGTATCCTTGTCAAGTGAAACCACTTTTGATGAAAAAGATATCCTAGTTAGCCAGCATAAAGATGATTTTCACCATCTCTAATATTTCTAGGACTCTCTTGGTTCTTTAAGATAGACCTTATAACTTGCTTAATCTCATCTCCAAGAACTGACATTTCTGGTGTTACCATTCCGCCATTTTCAAGAAACAACTCGTTCCACTTAGATTCGAGCTTCAGTTTCTTCGCGAACAACACCATGTTGTCCTGAGCCATTTTTAACCTCCTCATAGGTTATATAGAACTTGTTAGTACCATTGTACTTTAACTTGTTCGGCTCCCAGTTTATACTGTTTTTTCCCAGATAGTCAATAATTTCTTTATGGACTTGTTTTGTGGTTATCATAGAGCTTTCCGTCTCTAAGGTAAACTCAGTTTGCCATTCTTTTGTGAAGATTTTTATTTTATATTTTCCTGTCATGGTTCGTCCTTTCTATAAAAAAGAAAGGCCCCAGTAAAGGGGCCTTTCAAAATAATAACTACTTTAAAAACAAGTACTTATTA